GGCGGATGAGGGTTTCGCGTCGCCCGAGATGCCCTTCCCCGACTACCCGTACATGGGTCATGTACTCGAGTGGCTCGCGGATCCGCGCGAGAAGGTCATCTGCATCGAGAAGTCGCGCGACATGATGGCGTCCTGGCTGTGCGTCGGCTTCTTTACCTACATGGCGCAGAAGCGGCCGCGCACGCAATGCGTCTTCCAGTCCCAGGAAGAAGACAAAGCCTTCCAGCTCGTCGACTACGCAAAGCAGCTCTGGCGATCACAGCCGCACTATCTGCGCGAAGCCTACCCGCTCACCAAGGACGTCGACGATTTCTCGAAGGGCGAGCTTATCTTCGAGCACGGCTCGGAGATATTTGCGATCGCCGGCGGCAAAGACAAGATCCGCTCCTATCACCCATGGGGATTTCTGTCCGACGAGACATCGTTCCAGGCGGAGGCCGGCGGCGCCTACGCGAACGCCCTGGCCGCCTGTAACAAGGTGGTCCTTAACTCCTCGGCCAATGCTTCTTGGTATAGCGATTTCAGGAATGATGTGAGCGCATGATGAACGAGCGCCACGAAGAAGTGCGGGCGGAGCTCGAGACACTCCCGCCGCAGACGCCCGTCGAGATCACCCGCGGCCTGGCCGTGCGCCGCAAGGCCAGCGGCACCCCTATCCTGTCGTTGCATTACTCGGCAGACCCGCGGCGAGATCCTGAAACGCCGGAAGGAGCGGCCTGGTACAAGAGCGAGAAAGGGAGTTATCCGAGCGAGGGCGACTGGCTGCGCGAGCAGGAGATCGACGACAACGCCGGCGGCGGCGAGTTACTCCTCAATCCCCTACTGACTAAGTACAAGAACAAAATCATCATCACCGACGAGACCTGGGAGCCTAACCCGCGCTGGGAGTGCGTCGAGGGCATGGATCACGGCGTCTCGAACGCCACGTCGATGGTGAAGATGTACATAGATTTCAACGGCGACCGCTATCTCGCCGGCGAATACTATAGCTGGCGCCGCGACCCGCGCGGCCAAGATCCTGGCTGGGGCAATGAGATATGGCAGAACGCTCCCCATATGCTCACGCTGCATAACTTGCGCAAGCCGCGCTGGTGCTTCGCCGACCCGTCCATCTTTGTGAAGAAAGAGGCGCAGAAGGACGGCACGTTCACCGCGGTCAACGCGAGTTATCGCGCGCAAGGTGTGAAGTTTCTCCAGCCCTACCCGTCCGAGCAAACACGCTCCGACGAGAGTTACATGACCAGGTTGCGCGAGCACTGGGGCGGTCTCGATCGCGACGGCATAATGCCAACGCTCTACATCGTCTGTCGGCCGCACCTGGACACTGGCCGGCGCATGCCGGGGTTGCATCTGCACGACTGCCCGAATCTGCTTTGGGAGTGGCGGCGGCGCAAGCGGGCGCAGCTTACGGACAAGCAACTCCAGACGCGCAACCAGTCGGAGAAGGTCGTCGACAAGGACAATCACGCCAACGACGCGCACAAATACTGCGAGATGCCGATGCCGCGGCCGACGAAGCGGCCGATCGAGGAGGTCTTCGCGGAGGAGGTCATCGCGAAAACCGAGGAGATCCTCAAGGAGCGCGGCCAGGCGCCGCTCAATCCGATGTCCCAGGCGGTCGCTGCGCAGAGGTTTATGACGATCGGCCAAGGGGCGCCGCGGGTGGGGCGCCGCGACCTACGGAATAAGCCGCGCGGCTGGCAGCGCTAGGCATCCAAGGGGGCGGAGGGCTCCCCCCGCATGATCTCGCTCGTCTGCCTCATCGTCGCCCTGGTCTGCTTCTTCATCGCTGCTTTTAACTTTGTCGCGCCCCGCATCAACTTGATCGCTCTCGGCCTGGCCTTTTTGGTGATGTCGATGCTGATCGGACACGTCGGCCTGCGCTGATTTTCGCGCTGATGTTATCAGCGGCCCCAAACAAGAATGAGCCGGCCCCTCTCCCGAGGCCGGCTCCCCTGTTTCGGTAGCGCTCTCCCTTAGTGCATGGGAGGCGGCGCGTCCGCAGCGGCTTCACCTGTGGTGGCCGCCGTTCCCGGCGCGAGCGATGGCGTGGTCTGCGCCTGGCCTGCCGGCTGGTGCTCGACCCCAGTCCGCACGTTCGGCGCCGGCGTCTGCCCGCCGACCACCTGGCCGCTCTGCTGGCCCGCCTGGAGATGCTGATTGGCCCGTGGAGCGTTCGAGACACCCGTCGCCGAAGCGTCGCGCGCCCGGACGTCCGCGTCTTCGACGGGACCGAGCCCAGCCCCGCTGGCCTGCTTGCGCTGGACCTCGGCGTCATAACTGCCGCTCACCTGGTCGCTCAGTGCCCGGCCGACCTGTCCCAGCGCGAGGTTGATCGACTCGAGCTCGAAGCCGTCGATGACATCCTGCTGCGCGATGATGTCGACCCAGAAAGTACCCTGCCGGCCGCTCTTTACGGCGTCGCTCGAGAAGTGATGCACGGGTGCGGTGCGGGTGAAGGCGCCCGCCCAATTGCCGCCGCCGAGCAGATCGCGGTCGGGCTTGCTGAGAAAAATCACGGTGAGGTACGGTTCGCCGGATTCGCCGAGGAGCGCCGGGTCAGCGGTCGCCACGTTCGCAACGTAGCCCAGATGCGCGGCGGCCTGCCCGGCAAAGATGGTCACGACGCGGACCAGATCGCCCACCTTCGCGGTCGGAGGCGGAGAGCTTACTGGCGCTAGAGCGGTGCTTGGTGTCTCGTCGACTACAGTGTCCATAGGGTGATTCCCTTTCCTTGGGTTGTGATGAGGGTTATGGTTCGCAGGCCATCCTAATCCTGAAACCGGAAGTGGGCGGCGCTATATTGCAGCCGAATCGGGCCGGTTGGCCCGTTGCGCTGCTTCTCGATGAGGAAGTCGGCCACATTCTCGAGCGACGTGTCCTCCCTGTCGTAGTAGCCAGGGCGATGGATAAAGGTCACGACGTCGGCATCCTGCTCGATGTTTCCGCTTTCCCGGAGATCCGACAGCCGCGGCCGCTTGTCCGCCCGTCCCTCGACGTCGCGCTTGAGTTGCGCCAGGCAGACGACCGGGATCTTCTTGCGCCGCGCGTAGTTCCGCAGCGCTTGCGTATAGAGACCGATCTCGCGATCGCGGTTGAGATCCCGGCCGGTGTTCGATCTCATGTACTGGAGATAATCGACCAGGAGCACGTCGAGCTCGAGCATCTCGGCCTTGGCGATGATCTGATAAGCGGTTAGGTCGCTGGTGTCGTCGATGTAGATGGGCGCCCGTTCGATCTCCTCCAGTGCCCTTTTGACGAACCCCGTCGAGATAAAGTCGGCGCCGTTCTTGGCCTCATCGAGCGACACGTCGGCGTGATAGCAGACCGCGCGATCGAGGATGCCGCGGTTGGGCTGCTCGAGCGAGAACACGCCCACGCGGAGGCGCTGCTCGACGCCCAAGTCGACCATGAGATTCACCATGGCCGAGGTCTTGCCCATCGAAGGACGCGCGGCCAGGATAGTCAATTCCTCTGGCTGGAGCCCGCCCGTCATGGCGTTGTAGCGCTTCCACGGCGTCGGGATGCCCTTCTTCTGGCCCGGCCGCGTCTGGAAATTGGCGAGGTTGCCGTAGGTCTCACGGTAGTAATTCCCGAGCGGCGCCAGCCCCTTCCCCATAGCGCGCGCCTGGATCCGCTGAAGGTGCTTGATCGCCCCCTCGGCGATGACCGGCGCCTCGGCCTGGTCGGCGCCGCCGTCCATGAGTTGCTGGCCCGTGTGGATGAGCTCCCGCATGGCGGTGCACTCTTTGAGGATCTGACAGTAGTCGGCGATCGACGCGCGGAGCGGCAGGCCCTCGGTGAGTGAGGCGATGTATGCCATCCCGCCGATCGCCTCGATCTCATGGGTGCGGCGCAGCGCTTCGGTGAGGCTGATGTAGTCGGGCACCCGGCCGGCGTCGGCGAGCCGGCTCATCGCCTTGAAGATGCGGCGGTGGGAGTCGAGCGAGAAATCGTCGTCGGGCTCGAGCTCGCCCTTGGCGGTGGCCCAATAGCGATGGAAGTCGAGGAGGAGCAGGCCGAGCACACTGCGCTCGACATCTGGCGCGGCCGGCATGCCGCGCTCTAGCAGATTGTCTTCAAACGGCAAAGGATCAAACCCTCCGCGGCCGCCCGTGAGCGACCGCGTGAATATATTTACGGCAGAGAAACGTTACTGGGCGGTGAGGACAGCGGCGCGCTGGCGTGGCTTGCTGCGGACGGTGCCGGCGGTGGCGAACTCCTCATCGCGCTCAGGCGACATAGTATTCGCATTTTCGCCCACGTAGGCGGCCGGGGAATCGGTGAGGGTCATCTGCGGCGATTCAGCCTCGGGCTTCTCGGGCGCGTCGGCCGCCGCGTCGAAGTCGATGGTTTCCTGGCCTTGCGAGAACAGGACCGCAAACTGGGAGTGTAGGTGTCCATGGAGCCACTGGTGCAGGGCGATCGGATCCGCGCAGCGTACCTGCCAATTGAGCCAGAAGCGGGTTTTCTCGGCGAGCCCCTGGCGCTCGATCGTGAACTTGGAAAACTCGCAGGCGGTGAGGAGCAGGGCGCGGTCCTTGGTGTCGGCCGTCGCGAAAAATTCCATCGTCATGCCCGGCATCACGCGGCTCTTGTCGTACACGATGCGGTTGACGCCGGCGTCATCCTTGGCGATCGCCTCGATGCCGTCGGAGATCCAGCCCGGTACACCCGTGATAAGTCGATCGGTGAGCTCCATGGAAAGCTGGAGCTTCTTCTGCGAGAGCCCGCCGTCGCCTTCTTTATCGCCGCGCGAGCGCAGCGGGATATAAGTTTCGAGAAAGCAGTATTTCTTTATGCCAGCAAAGAAAGACTTTCCGAGTGGATTGATCTGAGCCATGTTACTTGAGCCCTCCGGGGAGTTTTAGAAATCGGGATCGTTGTCGAATCTGAGTGTACCGGCCGCGCGGTGTACCGTGGGTGTCTTTTCTGCTTTTCCTTTCTCGCGCTGTAGCTTGATGTTTCTCCACTTGAGTTGCTGCGCCTGGCCGCCGATGATGATGCGTTTTCGTAACAGCTCCCAGTCCTTTGGAGGCATCTCGCGGCCGGCTCCCATGAGCAGGCGGAACCCGACCGCGGTCATGTTTCCCTTGAGGGTGTTGCAGCCGACGCAGCAAGGCGTGAGGTTCTCGAGCGCAAAGCTGCCATCCTGGCCGCGCGGAATCATGTGGTCGATCGTGCAATTGAGCGCGTCGATGACGACGCCGCACTCGTAGGGGCAGCGGATCGCAGTCGCGCCGACCTTGCGCCACAGCCAGAGCTCAAACTCGTCGCGCGTGAAGGGGAGCGGGATCTTGGGGCGGATGATGACGCCGTCCTCTTTGACCGCCGCCGCCATCTTGCGCTGGGAGGCGTAGAGCTCCATCGCCCTCTCGCGGAAAATGTCGTCGTCGATCATCGGTCGAGCCACGCCGCCGCGGCCAGCATGCCGTTGCCCTTGGCCTCGAGGATGCCTTCACGTCGCAACACCTTTACATTCTCCTCGAAGCCGCGGGCGCGTACCGTGGTCTGCATGAAGGCGGCGAGATCCTCGAGGCTTACCTTGCCGCTGCCCTGGACGCGCATCGCCATCGTGTACTGCGGCGCGGAGAGGCAGATCTCGAGGATGGTGCTCGGATAGTAGCCGGTTGAATGGCCGGCGTTCTCGAGCAAGCGGAGCTCTCCTTCTTCGCGGCTGACAATGCCCTCGCGGCGGAGCACCTTGAGATTCTCCTCGAATCCCCTGGCGCGCTCGGTCGTGCCGCAATACTTCGCGATCAGGGACGGCTTCGCCGGCACCTTGGCATAGTTGAAGGTGGCGATCGCGTCGAGGATCTGCTGCTGGGGACTGTTGAGGCGGCCCTCACCGC